CCCGCCAGTCAGCGGCCGGCATATAGCAATCGATCCCCACCGCATCGATGTTCGGCGATGCCCAGAGCGGATCGAGATGAAAGAATTTCTGGCCGCCACCCGGCTGGAAACCGGAATACTCGCTCCAATCCGCCGCATAGCTCAGCTTCACGCCCGGCCCAACGACCGCCCGCACATCCGCCGCCAGCGTCACCAGCGCCTCGACGAACGGAAAGCTGTTCCCTGCCCCGCGCACCGTCGTCAGCCCACGCATCTCCGAGCCGATCAACAGCGCATCGACGCCCGTCTCAACCGCGATCCCTGCATAGTGCAGCACCATCGCCCGATAGCTCGGCAGAAACGCCGCCACCTGCGCCGCGGCCGTCGCCGTCCCATCGACCGACTGGGGAAAACAGGTGATCCGTCCGCGCCAAGGATAACTCGCCTGCTCGCTCCCGCCATAAGGGTCAGGCCGCCCGTTCCCGGCCGGCACATCCATCATGACCAGCGGATAAAGTGTCACCGACAGCCCACGCGCCCGCAGGTCCGCAATCGCTGCCCGCACCGACGCGTCCGAAGGCGTACCGCCATAGGCCGGCCCGCCCGCATGGCTCGACACCACCGGCACATCGCCCCGCGAAAATCCCGCAACGCTCCACTCGACACCCTCGACCGTCCGCGCGCTCGCCTCGACCCGCGGGCCAATGGTGCAATGCCCGCAGCGCAGGTCATCGCCAAACCAGCTCACCACCAGCGACACGTGTTTGAGGTTCGGGCAAAGCTCCTGCAACTCGTCGATCGACACCGTCCAGTCGCTCACCCCGGGCACGGCATGCGCATTCTCCCCGGTACCCTCGCCCGCCCCGAGCACGCGCAGCCGCGGCACCGGGTCATAGCCGAACTCGGTCGCCCCCGGGATCACCGTCACCGCCCGGATCGCCGGCTCGAGGTCGCCTACCGGCCGGCAAAGCTCCACCGAAATCTGCGGGATGCGATTGCCGAAGCGCGACAGCGGCAGGTTCTCGAAGACGATGTAGCAAAGCCCGCGATAGGCCGGCGTCTGCCCCGCCCCCTGCGTTGCTTCGATCAACCCATCCGGCATCTGCCCTGCGCTGCCCGAATAGAACCGAAAATTCAGCCCGCGCGTGTCGAGCAATTGCCCATCAGCCCAGATGCGCCCCAGCCGCGCCACCGGCCCTCGCAAAAGCCGATGGCAAAGCTCGCCCCGATCTCGTCCGCGCCCTCGTCCTGCCCAAAGCCCTTGGCGCCGGCCGTTTCCCCGCTCAGCCGCTCGAGTTCGCGCGCCCAGATGATGTTCCCCGAAAGCCGCCCCCAGCCATAAAGCCGCGGGATCGGCGCGCCCTCGACCGACCCGCCGAGCCGCACGTCAAACGGGGCCTGTTCGCGCTTTTCGCCGAACAGCCACCCATCGACGACGCTGCCTGCCAGCGCCCCCAGCGCCCGCCCCACCGTCGCGCCGATCGGCCCACCCACCAGCGCCCCGGCAAACTGCCCCGCCAGGGATAAAGCCAAAGTCGCCATTTTTTTATTCCCTCAGGAAGATGTTGTGGCGGGCGGGAACACGAACCGCCCGCTCACCCGCTTCGCCCAGCCGGGGGTCAAATTCGCCTCGACTACCCCGAGCCGCTCCTGCGCATGGATGAACCGGTCAGCGGCAACCAAAATCCCGCAATGCTTTGCCTCCGGCATGCCCGACAGCTGAAACAGCACCACCTGCCCCGCCTCAGGCGGACCTTCAACGGGGACGAGAAACCGCTCCGCCGCCAGCCGCAGTGCCCCGGAAAATTCCGGATCCCGCGGGCTCGCCCGATAGGCCGGCACCGCCATCGGCTCGTCGCCATAAAGCGTCCGCCACACCCCGCGCAGCAGCCCCAGGCAATCGCACCCCGCCCCCAGCGTCGATGCCCGATGCCGATAAGGCGTCCCGAGCCATTGCCGCGCCGCCGCCACCACGTCGTCCCCGCTCATCTGACCCGTGCCCTTCCGTCTAGCGCCTCGCCGTCGCGTGGATAGCGCAAAGCGAAATCGCTGCCCGGCACATGCGGAAAGCCGCGAAAATTGGCAACATTGCCGAATTTGCCCGCGCAGGTCGCCATCCGCCGATCGCACCCCGCCGTTACCGTCAGCGTATCTCCCACCGCGACCCACTCGCCGACCCTTGTCGCAAAACCCAACACACCGCCCCGATGCGTCAGCACCGCGTCCTTGAGCCCCGCCCGCTTGCCGCTGCTCCAGGTCGCCATGCCAAAGACAAACCAATCCTCGGCAAAGCCCGAGAGCCCCGAAAGCACGATCCGAAACGGATCATCGACCGCAACAACGGTCGCACTCCCCGAAAAACCCGGCGCCGCGAGATTGACCCCACAGCGGCCATCCCCCACCACGGCGTCGCACAGCCCCTGATAGAGCCGCCCTCGCGTCGCATTCAGCGCCTCCTGCGCCGAGCGCAATTCGGCGCGAAACACGCCATCCTCGCGCACGATCTCCCCGATCGTATCCACCCGCCGCAGCAGTTTCTGGCTCGGCGCCGCCCAGTTCACCAACCAGGTCTCGACCCGAGCCCCGTCATAGCGCCCGAGCAGAATGTCGTCCTCGTCGATGGACGCATGGTCGAGAATGCCCAGCACCTCGCCGGTCTCGACCTGCGCCCCGAGCTTTCCGGGCACTTCCCCACCCTCGAGCCCAAAGGCCGGCACGCACGCCGTCCCCTCGACCACCAGCGCGACGTCATGATCGGTAAACCCCAGCACGACGCCATCGCTGCGCACGATCCGCCAGCACTGGGCCAGCGTGGTCTCGCCCTGCGCCAGATGCGCCGCCAGTCCCGCCTCGATTGCCTTCATGGCAAGATCTCCACCAGCGGAATATTGGGCGCCTCGGCCGCATCGAAATGCGTCCACTCGATATCGAGCCGGTCCGTGTCGAACCGCACCGGCACATCGAACAAAAACCCCGCACTCACCGGCACGCCTACCATCGGCGCCACCGCAAAAGTCACGACCCCGCTGGTCGCATCCACCGTCCAGCCGCTCATCGCCTCGCTGCCATTGACCGCAACGCGCACAGATCCAGTCACCGGCTTGGCGATCGTTCGCAGATAGGGATCGAACGCCGCCCCATAGCGCTTGGTCAGCTGAAACGCCTTCCGCGCGCCATCCCCGGTGCCGATCGCCTGGTCCGTCGGCAGCGGCACCGCGCCGCCCGAGGAATGATCGATCCCGTCGCGCCACAAGAACCCATGCAGCCGTCCGCGCCTTTCTTCGAAAAAGGCCAGCACCGCCCGCATGTCGGCGCGCGATTTCACTCCATAGCCGGCATTGTACCGTCGCCGCGAATGCGCCCACCGCCCATTCCGCCGCTCCCCACCGCCGGCGAGCGTGACAACATCGGTCTTCCGTTCCGGCCCGCCCCGCGCCCCAAGCGCAATGTCGAGCGGAAACCGCACATGATGAAATGCCATTTGTCTCCCCACGCTCAGTCCTTCCCTCGCCCCTTGAGGGAGAGGGACAGATTTTCTGCGTTCAGCAGAAAATCAGGGTGAGGGGTGCTCTATCCTCCGCAGAGGAGCGCGTTGCTCTTACGGAAAGATTACCCCTCATCCGCCCCTTCGGGGCACCTTCTCCCGCAAGGGGAGAAGGAAGACCGGGTTAGCTCCCCCGACTACCTCTTCGAACCGCCCGCAGCAGCATCGCGCTCACCTCAGCCTCGCTCGCCGCAAAGCTGCGCGCATCCGTCGCCGTGACATTGAACGTGACATTGACCGCCCCGCCGCCCCCCGCGACCCCCAGCCGACCATCCGCCCCACGCGTCAGCGGCATGATCGCCTCCGGCCCCGCTTCCCCGGCCAGCCCCATTCCCCGCCCCAGCGGAAAATAACTCGGGCTCGCGATCACCCCGCCCTTCGCAAAGGGCGTCACACTCGGATTGGCACCGGCAAAAAGGTTCTCCACCAAGCCCCCGACCAGCGTCCCCAGCGGCTTGAATGCCGCCTTGAGGGCGATATCGGCAAAGCTCTTGGCGATATCGCCCAGCACCGAACGGAAGCTCTTGCCCTCGGTCAGCGCGCCGCGAAACGCCGACGACACCGACCGCGCCACGCCGTCGGCAAGGTCCCCGATCCGCTCGAGTTCGGCAGAAACCCCACCAAGCTCGTCGCGAAAATCGCCGTCAAAGAGGTCACCGGCCATCGGGAAAGCGCTCCATCAGATTTTTCAGTCCCGGCCGATCGAGCGGCCCCGTACGCTCGCCCACGACCGCACCCCAGGCCGCCGCCAATTCGCGCGGGCTCATCCGCCAAAAGGCCTCGGGCGGCAGCCGCAACACGCCGAGCCCAAAACCCATCGCGTCCTTCCAGGGAAAGGCCGTCATGCCACCTCTCCGAACGTCGCCTGCAACAGTCTCACGGCAATCTGCGCCGCCCCACGCAACCCACCTTCGACACTCATTTGCGCCAGCTGATCGTCGGTGATCGCATTGCCACCCCCGCGCAGCCCCGCGCCGATGATCGCCGTCAGATCCCGCGCCGAAACTTTGCCACTGGCAAAGCGCTCGCCCAGCCCCGCGAGATCCCCCGCCCCCAACCGCGCCTCCAGCTCCGCCAACGCCCCCAGCGTCAGGCAAAGCGTCCGCGTCTCGCCCCCGATCTCGGCAGCGATCTCGGCAGCGATCTCGCCTCGATGAATATTTGCCAATTTTTGCTCCTAATATCTCGGAGACCTCATGGTGAGGTGCGAAGCGCAGCGCAGCCTCGAACCACGAGGTCGGGCGTACCGACTCAGGCTGCCACGAACGTCACTTCCCCAGCGCTCTCGAGCGCCAGGTCAAACGTCACCTCACCCGCATGATCAGCCGAAAATTCCAGCGCCACGATCTGGAACGGCCCCGCCACCGTCCCGAAATGCGGCAGGATCAGCTGCCAGTTGCGGATCGTCCCGGCAAAGAAAAGGCTCCGGATGACACCATCCGAAGCCTGGTCCTTGAACACCCCGGCCCCTGAAACCGAAGCCCGCTTCACCCCGCCGCCCGCCAACAGCTCCCGCCAGCGCCCCGCGCTTTCCTGGTCCGTCGTATCGACACTCGCCGCATTGAACGCCAGGCTTCGCGTCCTCAGCCCCGCCACCGTCAGAAAACTCCCCGACCCCGTCTGGTCGAGTTTCAAAAGCATATCCTTGCCGCTCTGCGCCGCCATTTTTCATCCCTCAAGTACCAGCTTGCCGGCACCCCTCCCCAACCCTCCCCGTCAAGGGGAGGGTGCCCATCGCGTGTGGGTCTCGATCCGTTCAAGCCCACAGGTGCGGCACCTCCCCCTTGACGGGGGAGGTTGGGAGAGGGTGTGTGAGCCCCGATGCCTATTCCGTCAAAAACCGCAGCAAGACCGCCGCCCGCGCTTGCCCCGTCGCGGCATCGATCACCGTCTCGGTCCGCATATGCTCGGCATGCGTTACCGTCAGCCCCGCCGGCACCAACCCATTTCGCGCCATGACCACCCGCTCGGCAATCGCCAGCGCCGCCTTGCGGCTCGGCCGATCCGCCCAGCAATGAATGAGCACGCGATGCTCCTGCCCCGGCGCCGCGTCCCCATCCATCTGCCGCACATCGTGCCGGTCGATCACCACATAGGGCGCCGGTCGGTTCTGCGGCGGCGCATCAAACACGCCGCCCGCGCCCGCCAGCGCCACAAGCGCAGCGTCCGCCTCGAGCGCCGCCACCAGCGCCCCCTGCAAAAGCACAATCGGATGGGTCATCCCGTCACCTGCGTCTCGCTACAGGCGCAGCTCAAATAGGCCCGCCGCCCATTGAGATCGGCGGCACTCACCACATCGAGATTGCGCCCGCGATAGACCACCCTGTCGCCTGGCCCCAGATCGCTGCGAAACCGCAGCACCACCGAATGCGAGATCGCGACCATCCGCCCATCGGCGTTTGTCCCCTGCCGCCCGGAGAGGCTGCGCACCCGCGCCCAGGCATTGCCGAGCGGCATGAACAACCGATCATGCCCGCCTTCCGCCTCCGCCACGCTTTCGCGCCGCCGCAGCTGCACCCGATCGGTCAGTGTACCGATCGGCGGGATTTTCTCGCTCATAGGCGCACCCGCTTGTGCGCGGCGAGCAGGCGATCGAACCCCACCGGCACTACTGCTCCGGCCCCGGCGACAATCACCGCATCGCGATGCTCGAACCAATGCGCCACGAGCCCGAGCAGTGCCTGCCGCAAATCCGCCGGCACGTCCTCGGGCTCGGTCCCAAACCCCGCGACATAGTCGATCTCGATTGCGTGCCGCTCCTGCAGCGCTGGCATGCCGACCACTACACGCGGAATGAGCAAGCGGTCTGGCTCGGACCCAAACTGGTCGAGCGCCAATTCATGGCTCGCCCCATTCCCGTCCGTCGCTGAAATTCCGGTCACTGCGATCAATGGCGAAACCGGCAGTTTGACGACGCCATTCTCCGGCCAGTCGTCGCGCACGATCCGCCAGCTCTGCGCCATCAGCGCCTTGCCAGTCGTCCCCTCGACATGCAGCCGCGCCGCACCGATCAACGTTGTGATCAGCCCATCGTCTTCATTGCCATCGACCCTAAGAAACCCCTTCGCCTCGACAAGCGAAACCGGCTCCTCGGCGGGCCCCGCCAGGAGATAGGAAGTCATTGTTTTGATCCTTGGAATTGTTGAAGCGCCAAGACCTCAACACCCACCGGCTGTCACCCCGGCGAAGGCCGGGGCCCATCCTGCGATCTGTTGAGGTGGCGCCATCTCAGGATGAATCCCGGCCTTCGCCGGGATGACATCGGGTGTGTGGAAAGCTCATTTGCCCCCACACCCACGGCGTCATCCCCGCGAAAGCGGGGATCTCCGTTTCAGCCACAAGCAAGATTCCCGCTTCCGCGGGAATGACGTGGTGACTTACGAGGCGCCGAACTTCAGCAGCTTGATCGCATCAAAATCCGCCACGCCACCACCCACGCGCTTCGTCGTATAAAAGAGCACATACGGCTTGCTCGAATAGGGATCGCGCAACACGTTCACCCCCTGGCGATCCACAATCAGATAGCCGCGCTTGAAGTCGCCAAAGGCCACCGAAAGCGAATTCGCCCCGATGTTCGGCATGTCCTCCGCCTCGACCAGCGGAAAGCCCATGAAGCTGGCGCGGCCATCCGCGGTCGCCGAAGGCTGCCAAAGGTAATTGCCGTCGGCATCCTTGAGTTTTCGCAGCGCCCCCTGCGTCTTGCGGTTCATCACCCAATTGGCGTTCTGGCGATAACCAGCCTTCAGCGCATAGACGAGATCGATGAGAATATCGCTCGGATTGCTCGCCGGCAGGCCGCCCGACACACCCGTCGCGAGATAGCCGAGATTGCCCCAGCTCCAGCTCGCCTCGGCCACCGTCGTCGAGGCCAAAAAGCCCTTGGGCTTGTTGGTGCCGTCACCCGAAACGAAAGCCGTCGTCTCCTGCGCCGCAAAGGCGGCATTCACCTCGTCGGCGATCCACTGGCCGACATCGACAGCCGCATCGTCGAGGAAGGCGGTGGTCGCCGCCGGCATGGCATAGAGCTCGGTCGTCGGATAGCTCAGCTCCGACAGCGTCTGGCTCGACGTCGTCGGGCGGCTCGCCGCCTCGCCCACCCAGCCCGTCTGCGGCCCCGCCACCGTGATCGGGCGCTTATAAACCGACGCCGAAACCTGGCGCACCCCGGCAATGGCGCGGATCGGCGAAATGCCGGTCATCAGGCGGGTAATTTCCGTCTCGACCTCCGCCGGCACCACATAGCCGCCATCGGCGCCGACGCCCACCTGCAGCGCCTTTTCCTCGCCGCGCTTCACATAGGCCGAAAAGGCCTCCTTATACTCGCCATTGGGCACTGCGTCCTTGCCCTCGAGCGCCGGTCGACTGCGTTCTGCAGTCGCGCGATCGAGCGCCGCCTTCTGCCCGTCGAGCACGGCATTGAGCTTTTCGAGCTTACCCTCAAGCAAACCATCGGCCGTGCCGCGCTTTTCGATCTCGCCGAGGCGCTGGTCATTGGTGCGCTTGAATTCCTCGAACGCAGCGGAAAATTCGTTGAACAGCGCGGCAACGTCAGTCCCCGCGCCGGCTTTGATCTCAAGGCCGTCGTCAATCCGATCCATGTCGGCATCCCTCTATCGGTTACGGATAGTTCTCGTGGCAGCCGCAATGGCGGCGCCGGCCGAAATGGGGGCTGCGATCCGCGCCGCCTCCATCATCGGAAAAGTCACGATCGAAATTTCAAAAAGATCGATCTCGTGCAGCAGCCGGTTTCCCGCCTGCCGGCTGGCTTTCACGGTGCGAAAGCCGATGGAAAGCCCATCGAGCGCCCCGGCCGCGATCAGGCGCCTCAGCGCATCCGCCCGCGGCACGC